GAGTGGTACGTTTACGCTTGGACTGTCCAGCACGTCAGTCACGGCAGGCAGCTACGGTGCGGCTGGTTCGGTCGGGACGTTCACCGTAGACGCAAAGGGTCGTCTGACCGCGGCGGCTGATACTGCAATTGCGATCACGGCTGGTCAAGTGTCGGGACTTGGCAGCGCTGCGTTTGAAAGCACGACTTACTTCGCGCCTGCTACGACCGGAACGCTCATTCTCGCCGGCAACGGCAGCGGCGGCTTTTCGACTGTCACGGTCGGATCTGGTCTGACCTACAACGCAGGCACGCTCGAAAGCACGGCAGGCGGTGGCAGCGTGACCAGCGTTGCTCTGACCGCAGGCACGGGCATCTCGATCAGCGGTGGACCGATTACGACCAGCGGCACGATTGAGGTGACCAACACGGCACCGGATCAGGTGGTTGCTCTGACTCAAGGCGGCACGACGACGATCACCGGAACCTATCCGAATTTCACAATCTCCTCGGCTGACCAGTTCACGGGTACGGTGACTAGCGTCACTGCGCAAGGCAGCGCTGACATCTCGGTCACTGGTGGACCGATCACGACCAGCGGCACGCTGTACTTCTCACTCAGCGACACGAGCGTAACTGCTGGAAGCTATGGCACGGCTGGCAGCGTCGCATCCTTCACGGTAGACGCGAAGGGGCGTTTAACCGCTGCTGCAAACGTCCCGATCGCAATCACGGCTGGTCAAGTAACGGGCGGATTCGTTACCTCAATTTTTGGCGAACAAGGAGTCGTCACGTCGCTGGATTACGTCGATTTTGATACCGCTGCCACGGTCACGCCAACTCCTGGGCGCATCTACTGGAACGACTCGGACGGCGCTGGCACGATGTCCATCGCGCTGAAGGGCGGCAACGTTCAGATCAACGTTGGGCAAACTGATTATTACCGAGTAAAAGCGACGACGGCAATCACGGCTGGCAATGTCATCGCTTTCGACGGAGTGGTCGGAGTAAGCGGTCAGATTGAAGGACGACCCGCGACGGGACTTCAGCCGAGTCAAGGCAACTACATCCTCGGTGTTGCTGCGGAAACTGGCACCACTAACGACTGGATTTCAGTCATCGCGTTTGGTTTTGTTCGCGGAATCAATACGACGGGAGGCGGCGAAAGCTGGGTCGCTGGAGACGTGCTGTATTTCAACCCAGCGGTTGCCGGCGGGCTGACGAAGACGATCCCGACAGCGCCTAATCCTCGCGTTGAGGTTGCAGCAGTTGTCGTGGCAGACGCCGTAAACGGCGAACTGCTTGTTCGTGTGAATAGCGGCTCCTCGCTGGGTGAGACGGATAGCAACGTTCAAATCACAAGCCTAACGGGCAACGACTTTCTTGTTTACGACGCTGGCGACTCGCGCTGGGAAAACTACGCGCCATCGGCAGCGCGAACGGCGCTTGGACTAGGCTCGGCAGCGCTGGAGGCGACGAGCTACTTCGCACCGGCTACGAGTGGCACGGCGATTCTAGCTGGCAACGGCTCAGGCGGTTTCTCGCCGGTCACGGTCGGTACTGGTTTGTCCTACGTCGGCGGCACCTTGTCTGCGCTGGATGCAGGCGGCACGGTGACCAGCGTCACGGCTCAAGGATCGGCTGACATCTCGGTGACGGGCGGACCGATTACGACCAGCGGCACGCTGTATTTCGCGCTGTCTGATACGACGGTTGCGGCTGGCACTTACGGCAGCGCGACTCAGGTCGGGCAGTTCAACGTCGATGCGAAGGGTCGCCTCACGACTGCGGCAAGCATCACGATTGCCATCGCTGCGAGTGAGGTCAGCGGACTAGCAACCGTCGCAACTTCTGGCACCTATGCTGACCTGACCGGAAAGCCTTCACTCGGCACGATCTCCTCGCAGGACAGCAGCAATGTTTCGATCACGGGCGGATCGATCAACGGGACTTCGGTCGGCGCAACGACTGCCAGCACAGGCGCGTTCACTAGTATAACCGCGACCGGCGATGTTGGCTTTGACGGCGGCACGTTTACGTTTAACGAGGCAGGAGCCGACAAGGACTTCCGCTTCGAGGGCGATACGCAGACGCATCTTCTGTTCGGTGACGCCTCAGTCGATCGCATCGGCATTGCTCTGACTGCGCCTGCCGCACGCCTGGACATCTCCGGCAACTACGCGCAGAACATAGTTGCCGTTCCGTCGCTAGACGTAGACTGTGCGAATGGAAACTACTTCACGAAGACGATTGCGGCAGACTCGACTTTTACCTTCAGCAACGCACCAGCGACCAGAGCATTCGCGTTTACATTGGAACTTACTCACACATCCGGCGCGGTGACTTGGCCTGCTGCGGTCAAGTGGCCTGCCAACACGGCACCAACCTTGACGGCTGGCAAGACTCACATCTTCATTTTCGTGACCGATGATGCCGGCACAACTTGGCGCGGCGCTGCGTTGGTAGACTACGTCAACTAATCATGGAGCCAACTAGTCAACGACTGATGATGGGGGCGGGTGGTGCGGCTGATGAACCCGAGTATGAACTTTACACCTTTGGCCGCAACCAATTCGGCCAACTCGGCCTAGGAGACATTACCAGCCGTTCATCTCCCGTCCAAGTTGGAGCGCTAACGACATGGCTAAACGTCGCAGCGGGATTCTACCACAACGCATCGATCAAGACTGATGGAACGCTGTGGACTTGGGGCCGCAACACCAACGGCCAACTCGGCCTAGGAGACATTACCAGCCGTTCATCTCCCGTTCAAGTCGGAGCGTTGACAACGTGGTCAAGCGTCTCAGCGGGAAACGCCCACACCGCAGCCATCAAAACCGACGGAACACTCTGGACCTTTGGCACTAACGGCTTCGGCCAACTCGGCCTAGGAAACACTACCGACCATTCATCTCCCGTTCAAGTCGGAGCGTTGACAACGTGGTCAAGCGTCGCAGCGGGAAACGTTCACACCGCAGCCATCAAAACCGACGGAACGCTGTGGACTTGGGGCCGCAACACCAACGGCCAACTCGGCCTAGGAGACATTATCAGCCGTTCATCTCCCGTTCAAGTCGGAGCATTAACAACGTGGCTAAGCGTCGCAGCGGGAAGCGCCCACACCGCAGCGATCAAAACCGACGGCACGTTGTGGACCTTTGGGGGCAACGCCTCCGGCCAACTCGGCCTAGGAGACGTTACCAACCGTTCATCTCCTTTGCAAGTCGGAGCGTTAACAACGTGGCTAAGCGTTGCGGCGGGAGCCTACCACACCGCAGCGATCAAAACCGACGGCACGCTCTGGACCTTTGGCGCCAACGGCTTCGGCCAACTCGGCCTAGGAAACACTACCTACCGTTCATCTCCCGTCCAAGTCGGAGCGTTGACAACGTGGGCGAGCGTCGCAGCGGGATTCGCCCACACCGCAGCGATCAAAACTGACGGCACGCTCTGGACCTTTGGCGCCTACAGCCGCGGCCAACTCGGCCTAGGAGACATTACCAGCCGTTCATCTCCCGTCCAAGTCGGAGCGTTAACGACGTGGCTAAGCGTCGCAGCGGGAAGCGCCCACACCGCAGCCATCACCGAGGAATAATTTGCCAACCCAATCGCTTCACTTCCTTTCCGGCCTGCCGCGTTCTGGCTCGACCGTCCTCGCAGCCATCCTAAACCAAAACCCGCAGACGCACGTCTCGACGACCTCGGGACTGGTACACGCGCTGGACGGGCTGGCTAATACATGGCAGAACGCGCCGCTGCTAAACGACAGCGACCCAAAGCGCAAAAAGCTTGAGCACGCGATGCGCGTAGTTGCGACATCGTTTCACGCGCAGGAAACCATCAAGCCAGTTGTCATCGACAAGAGCCGTGGATGGCCCGTTCCGGTGATTATCCGCTCAATGGCTCAGGTGCTCGGTTGTCAGCCTAAAATCATCGCAACAGTCCGCAGCGTGCCTGACTGCGCTGCCTCGTTCGTGCGCGTAGCCAAGCCAGACAACCTTACCGCGTTCGTCGAAAAGGGCGAACTGTTCACGCACTTGAAAGCCGCGTACCAAACGCTTGAGGCCGGATACCGTGCGTTTCCCGAGTGCTTTTTGTTCGTGGAGTATGAGGACTTGCTGGCGAACCCGAAGCGCGAGTTAGACCGCATCCACGCCTTTCTTGACCTACCGCCGTTTGACTACGATCTAGACCACATCGACGGATCGAGCGTAAAGGAAAACGACGAGTTTATCCACGGCTATGCTGGTATGCACGACATCAATCCGAAGCTGGCGCGGCAGCACAACCAGTCGGCCAAGGACGTTCTCGGCTACCACTACTCGCAGTTTTGCCATCCTGAGTTTTGGCGCGACAATCCGACCACGCTGCCGCAGATTGACGACCTCGACCTCCAACTGTCCGCTTCGGTTACGGGCAACTTTGCCGAAGGACAGCGCATCGCTGACAAGCTCGCCGTCGAACGACCCGACGACTCTCGCGCCGCGTACAATCGCGGGTGGTACGAGCTGATGAAGGGCAACATTCAACTCGGATACCGTCTCCAGCAAATGGGCCGACGTGCCAAGATTATTGGTGACGCGCCGCCAAACACGCCGCAGCCGCTTTGGAACGGTCAAGTCGGCACGGTGCTTCTGCGCCTAGAAGGCGGTCTAGGCGATCAGATTCATCAAGCGCGGTACACGGCCAATCTGGTCGAACGCGGCTGCAAGGTGGTGCTATCGTCCAGCGGCAGTCTGTGCGCGTTGCTCAAGGACATTGCTGGCGTGTCTGCCGTCGTCCAGCACGGCGCAGAGTTTGGCGTGTATCACGACTACTGGCTTCCGGCTATGTCTGCGCCGGTTCCGCTCGCGCTAGAGTTAAGCGATATTGTCGGCACACCTTACGTTCCGCGACCCAAGGTTTCCCACAAAGGATTAACGGTTGGCCTGCGCTGGTCTGGTAACAAGCAGTTCGAGAGGGAGCATCACAAGCTGTTCCCGCCTGCGCCGTTCTTCGACGCGGTGAAGCGCGACGGCGTGCGGTTCATCTCGCTGCAACGCGACGCCGATCTCGACGCCAAGCCTGACTGGGTCGAGACTGTCCCGCTTGATAGCTGGACGGACACCCAGCGCGCCGTTGCGTCCTGCGATGTCGTCATCAGCTCTTGCACGTCGGTCTCGCATTTGTCTGCCGCAATGGGGGTCAAGACCTGGGTCGTCATCCCAGTCATGGCCTATTACCTCTACGCTTTGCCGGGACCGAAAACGCCTTACTACGACTCGATGAGGCTGTTCCGTCAGAGCGTCTTTGGTCAATGGGGCCATCCTATGGAGGAACTGCGCAAAGCCGTCGTTGAATTATGAAATACGCACACACCGAAAACGGACAAGTCATTGACGGTCCACGCTCAGTGCCTAACGGCTGGCGGAACGTGTCTGGACTGTGTTACATGGACGACAAAGGATTGCGCGCGCTAGGCTGGTTGCCTTATGAGACCATCGACAACGGTGGCGAAGTGCTCGACAAGACCATCGTCCAAGTGCTGGCCGACAAGGTAGTAGAAACTCGCGTCTACCGCTACAAGACAGACGCCGAGATCGCTAAGGAGACCAAGGACAAGATCGAGCACGTTAGGCATGACCGCAACAGTCGGCTGACGCAATGCGACTGGACGCAGGTCGACGACACTCCGCTCGACAACGTGGCCAAAGCGAAGTGGGCGGCTTATCGTCAAGCGCTGCGCGACGTACCGGATCAGGCCGGATTCCCGTTCGATGTTAATTGGCCGAGCGTTCCCGTTTAACGCCAGCGCCTTTTTTGATGAGTTGGTTCACGGAACTGCTTTTTAACGCTGGCAGCGGCGGTCTGTTCGGCATGGTCGGCAGCCTCGCGACGACCTGGATGCGACTGCGCGAGAAGAAGCTGGATAATCAGTTCCAGCTGGACCTGATGGACAAGCAGTTTGCCAGCGCCGAGGCAGTCGCTGCGTGGCAGGCATTCAGCGCATCGCAGACCGCCAGCGCCGCGGATATGACCGAAAAGGTCGCTCCGTGGGCGGCTAACGTGCGCGCGGTCACCCGTCCGGCTCTTACCGCCTTTCTGGTCGTTGGTGCGTTCTTCGCTGTTCTGCTCATCAACGACGAGGCCGTGAAGGCCAATGCGCTACAGTCTTTTCAGATGCTCGCCGGCACCTCGGTCGCGTGGTGGTTCGGTTCGCGCATGACGACTCAACTTCACCAGCCAAAGAAATGAACGATCACGCCGGAGCTAAACTGTTCTTCGCCAACGCCGGCGCATGGATCGGAACTATCATCAGCCTGCAAAACATACAGGTGGTCATCGCCATTTTGTCTGGTGTCGCCTCCATCGGCGTCTCTGTTCTGTCGATGATCTGGCTACACAAGAAGGTCAACGGCTTGGATAAGAAGGACAACGACGGTCTGTGATTTTACGCTTGCGGCAATTGTGATGACCGAAGCGTGCCCTTCCTACTTTGCCCGTGGCTTTGTCGGGCAGATCGACGAATCGACCGGAGTCATTCACGACGTTGCCGTCATCACCGAAGGCCGAGCACTAGGCCACGGTGTAAATATCGACGCCACGACGATTGAGCAGGTCAAGGCGCAGGCCGAAACCTACTCCGGCGGCCTCAAGGTAAAGATGGACCACGGCGGCGGTGCTGCCGACATCGTCGGATACCTGACCGACTTCCGCATCGCCGGCAACAAGCTGATCGCGAACTTCCACGTCCTGCAAAACACGCCGCACCGCGCGTACATTTTCGAGATTGCCGAGAAGATTCCGGACACGTTCGGAATGTCCATCGCCTTCAGCGGTCCGACCGAACTTGCGAACGACAAGAAAACGGTCCTTCAACGCTGCTCGGAAATCTACTCTTGCGATCTGGTCAGCGAACCCGCGGCAAATGCCGACGGGCTGTTTTCGATGAAACCCGAA